GGCTCCGCGAGCTGGACTCGAACCAGCGACCCAGTGATTAACAGTCTTTATGGGACTGTATAAAAATCAATGGGCTACAGCTTGATTGTCTAACCAGATTCGCGGATCGGCAGGGGCGCGGATTGTAGCGTAATTTCCTTCGTTAGACAGGCTCTTCTTGAACTCTGCACGATGCTATATACTTTTGCCATACAGCATTTCGGAGTGTCGACATGGAAATCGCCAAAATCTTCTGGTCCGGCCGATCGCAGGCTGTCCGTCTGCCGAAAGCCTTTCGCATTGAAGGCGATCAGGTTCGCATCCGTCGTCACGGTTCTGCCGTAATCCTGGAACCGATGCCCTCTGATTGGGCCTGGCTCGATGCAATCAGCGGTCCCGTCGACGACGACTTCCGCGCGGCTGCGACCGCTCCGCAGCCGCCGGCGCAGCAGCGTGACGAGCTGCTGTAGTGCGCTACTTGTTCGATACGAATGCGTTGATTGCACTCCTGAACGATCCTGCCGGGCTGATCGGTCAGCGCGTGCGTCAGTACCAGCCGGAGGACTTCGGGCTTTCGGCGATCGTAGCTTTCGAGCTGTATTTCGGTGCCCATAACAGCCGTCGCAAAGCGGAAAATCTCAAGCGTTTGGACGGCCTACATTTCGAGATTGTGCCGTTCGATCTGGAAGACGCCCAGCACGCCGGTGAAATTCGTGCCGAGCTTGAAGCTGTTGGCACGCCGATCGGCGCTTGGGACGTGCAGATTGCGGGACAGGCCCGCGCCCGCGATCTGATCCTGATCAGTCATAATCTGCGCGAATTTCAGCGTGTGTCGAGGCTGCGTGTCGAAAGCTGGCAGGTGTAGTGATTCCGAAGATGAGCTTCGTCAGCGGATTAACGATCTTGCTGCTGCTCACGCGTCCTGCACTGCTGATGGCCTGCCGCCACCTACCGATTACGACCTGGAACTTCAGGCGCGCATGGTCAAAGGATTGATGGCGCCTGCTGAGGTCATCGAGGCTTTGAACAAGCACTATCTGCATGTTCAGATCAAACATTGATCGCTTTGGAGAGTTTCGCATGCGAAACTTTTTACGACATGAGCAAGCGCAATGATGAGGTCGGCACCGGAATCAAGGTGTTCAAGGACGCTGTCGAGGCATGCTTCGATCCCGATACCGCCTCTAAACTGCGCGCGCACGCTGAGACTGGAAGTCAGCTGTCGCTCCGCTACAAGCTGTATGAACTTCTTAGCCGCATGACGCCTGAGAACTGCCCTCCTGAAACCAATTGGGGCCGGGCTGTTGGCAAAGAGGTTCTTGGCGGCGACGAAATATAGCGCAGCTTACTGATCGGGCTTGGTTTCGCATGCGAAACTTTCTGCTGCCGAGGTTGTTCCGTTAACGCTCTGTAGGGCCAGGCGCAAGGTCGTTACAGGCAGCTCTTCCAACGACTCGAAGGCGCGGCCGAGCTTAATCCAGTGCTCAGCTTGACCCGCGAGTGAGCGGAAATTTTTCGCTGCTTCAGCTCGAAGCGTGGCGATCGTTTCGGCCTTGAGTTTGACGGACTGCGACATCTTTGATGCCCCTTGCGGTCATATTTGCATCCGTGTCGGAGTTTACTGATCAAATCCAGTTTCGCATGCGAAACTCAGAAGAGGCTGAGCTGCCCGGCGGCAGCTGCGACACCATGATCAATTCTGCATCTTCTGATCGTCAGCGCCGGCTTCCACATGTAGATGACGCGCGTGATGATCAGGGTTCGCTGCGCCTTGCGCGTCGGCGCGCGCAATCTATTGATGGCTTCCTTTGTCTTGGCCCAAGCCATCTTGATGAACTTCAGCATGGCGCTATCTCCGTTCCAGGTGGGGAGACCGAATCGCTTTTCGATTCGGCGGCCCCACATGGAATCGGAGATCAGATTTCGCGTAGTCGAGCACGTGTCAATGATCGCCCCGAAGGGGCCGCGCAGCGGTTTGTCGGGCCGCGCGCTTTTTTGCGGCGCGTCAAACGGTCATTGACTCGCGCGCAGCGGAGCGGAACGCCCTCCTTAGCCCTTTGGAAACGGTAGTGTTGCGTGAGCCTCCGGTGTATCGCGCACGCTCAACGCAGTGCGATTTCCCGTAATTCGCGAGCTCCGGCAATCATCGCCCTTGTTCAATCAATGGTTTACAGAATTGTTCGCGATAGACCGGAGGATGGTCGGTTTTACGGCCAGTTTCGCATGCGAAACTGAGCTACTGTCTCTTTACCATCTCCATCAGCGGCGGAGTGTGCAGCGCCCGGATCTGCGAGCTCCGCCGTGTTGAGATTGCCGCCGCGCACGCCGTACATGCCGCCGCTGGCGGTGTGGCGCTGTTTCTGACTCTAACTACGCCGCACGGCATCGGCGACGAGCTATCCGCGTTGCTCGGCAATCGTCGCCAGTCTGGTCGTGTCGGTCTTGCCGGCGCTATCGATCGGTTCCGTAATGATCGTCAGGTCAAGCACATCCTCCGCAAGGTCGGCCGCGTTGGCTTCATCCGCGCCACGGAAATCACCTATGGCACCAATGGCTGGCACCCGCACTTTCATGAACTCTGGTTGACCGACTGCGAGCAGGACGACCGCATTCGCGTCACCGTGCAGCGCCAGCTTCTCGACGTCTGGAAGCGCGTCTGCGTCATGTCCGGCCTTGCGGAACCTAATGAGCGTGGCGTCGATCTGCGCTGGTCGTGGGATGCCTCCGAGTATCTGAGCAAGATCGGGCATGAACAGACCTGGGGCGCTGCGCGCGAGCTTGCGTCCTCCGCGACCAAGCGTGGCCGCAAGACTAGCCGTAACGCATGGCAGCTCCTGCGCGACGCTGGCGACGGCGATCGGGCAGCGTGCATCGCATTCGGCGAGTTCGCGCAAGCAACACTCGGCCAACGTCAGTTGATATGGCAGCGCGGCCTCAAGGCCGCACTTGCTATTGAGGAGCGCTCCGACGAGCAGCTTGCCAAGTACGTAGACGAGGGTAGCTACCTCCTGAAGCTCATCTCTGCCGATCGCTGGCGTGCTCTGTTGCGGCTGTGGTCGCAAGTTCTCGACGCATTCGCGACTTTCATCGAGAACTTGCCAGTGCCCGAAATGGTGAACATGTGGGTTACGCATGCTGGCTCTATTCCCAGCACGATCGTCTGGTTCCTGACCATTCTGGAATTCAAGTTCGGCGTTACTGTGGTTGTTTCTGCACTGGTACTTCGCTGGCTTTTGCGCCGCATCCCGTTCTTTGGGTAGCTGAGCTCTTAATGGCGATCTATGGATACAGCGGAAAGCCCGGCGCCGGAAAGAGCTATAGCGTCGTGGCCGATGTCATCATTCCCGCGCTGAAGGCCGGCCGCACGATTTATCACAACATGATTTTGCACGAGGCTCCCTTGCGTGCGCTGGCGGGCCATGGCGGAAAGCTCTTCCCTTTTAGCCCGGAGGCGACCCCGGACGAGCTCGTGCGAGATGCGCCGCTAGGTGCTCTGGTCATCATTGACGAATCCGCCCGTTACTGGGGAGCTGGAACCAAGGTCAGCCAGGTTCCACCGGAACAGTTCGAGTTCTTCACGAAGCACCGGCATCGCGTCGGGGGCGACGGTATTGCGACCGACATTGTCGTCATCTGCCAGGACTTCGGATCGCAGTGTGCTGCATTCATCCGTGAGCTGATCGAGTACACGTACTACTGCGTCAAGCTCACCGCGATCGGCATGTCGAAGCGCTATCGCCTTGAGGTCTATTCCGGCTGCGTGAAGGGCGACAGTCCGTCGTCGAAAAAGCTCGTCAACAAATCCGTCCGCAAATATCGTAAGGAAATCTACGCCTGCTACGTGAGCCATACGCAAAGCGCGCGCGGTGTGGCCGGAGAGGAAATCCACGGGAAGGGCGCGACGGTTTGGACAAACTGGAAAGTGATTGCCGCACATGTTGCGGCTGTCGTCGTGATTCCCGTTCTGGTGTATTCCGTCTATGCGTCCGTGACGGGCTTCAAAGCCCAGGCGATCGCCAACACGAAATCGAAGGCGCCGACTGCGGCGCGCGGTGAGCATAGCGAACCCCGCGCCGCAGTGGCGCCTGCTCCTGTCGGCGAAAAGCCTGCGCGCGTCTCGACGCAATGGCGGCTCGCGGGAAACATCACGATCGGCGACCGTCGCGTATTCATCGTCGACGGCGACCACGGATCACGCTACGTGTCCCCTCACGACTGCAAGCGTGATCCAGCCGGCAATTTCACCTGCGTCGTCGATGGATTGATGGTTGCGGAATGGACCGGACCTGCTGTGCCTGTGGTCAGCGGTTGGTTCCGCGACACCGTTGCCGGCGGAACGGCAGAAAAGCTGATTCCGTCGCCATGATCTTCTTGACCGAAGGTGAGCTTCAGGAATTGACCGGCTACGTCAAGCCCGCTGCACAAGCGCGATGGCTCAAGCGCAACGGCATTCGTTTTTTCCGTCAGCGCATGACAGGTTGCATCAAGGTTCCGTGCGCGGCGTTGACTGGCACCGGCGACGCGACGAATGCCGTGGAAGATGGTCCGCGCTTGGACTGGATACATCGTGCAAGACAAGCGGCCTAAGCTGGCCCCTCGCTGCTAATGGAAGCACGGTGCCTACTGGTACGTTGCGCGCGAACCCAAAGCCAAGTGGATTCGGCTTGGGAAGACGGAAGCCGAAGCGTACAAAGCGCTCGCTGATCTACATGCGCCGAACCGCAACATGCTGGCGATTTTCGAGCGCTACGAGCGTGAGCGCTTGCCGAAGAAGGCCAAGGCGACGCAGGACGGCCAACGTCGCCAGCTATCGAACCTCAAAGCGACGTTCGGGCACATGGAGCCGCATAAAGTCCGTCCGGCGCATATAGCCGCCTTCCACGATGCGCTCGGGCAGACTGCGCCCGTGTCGGCCAATCGACACCTGGCCCTGCTGTCCGACGTGTTCAAATTCGCGCTTCGTATCGGCGCGGTGGATCTGAACCCTTGCCGAGGTCTCGGCCGCCGCGAAGAACGCCCCCGCGACCGATACGTCACGGACGATGAGCTGGCCGAACTACTGCCCCATGCTCCCGCTTGGCTGCAGGACTTCATGTCGATGGAACACCTGACCGGCCAGCGAGAAAGCAACTTGATCCGGCTCCAGGTGACGGACCTGCGCGATGACGGGATACCGTTTCCACCGCAAAAGCGTGGCCGTCCAGTGTTGATCGAGTGGTTGGAAGCCCTGACGGCTGTTGTCGATCGCGCCAAGGCCCGCAGGGCGTCGTTTTCGGACCGGAAGGTAGTTCCCCTCAATCTGCTGCTCAACGAGCGCGGCGACCCGATTACGGTCTCCGGGTTGCAAAGTGCGTTTCGGCGGCTCTGGGCGCGCTACGCGGCTCACTGCGAGGGAAAAGCCATCATTTCCCCGGTGCCTCGCTTCACGCTGCATGATCTGCGCGCCAAAGCCGGAAGCGATACCGGTAACGAAAGGATGCTCGGCCACAAGAATGTCTCGACATTCCGGCGCATTTACGACCGCAAGCCCGTGCGGGCCAAGCCGAGCAAATAAAAGGGACTGCCGTTAGACAATCCCTTGAAAGTTAGACAGACGACGGGAATCCCCGTCGTAAGTCATTGAATT